GATGCTCTTTCACAAAGAAAAGAATGTTTTAGTGTTAGCGACTAAGTTCGGTACCGCTGCAAACCTTGTAAAGAAGGTGAAATCTATATTGCGAAATTGTCCAGAATGGATCCGTATCTCGGATGTATCGATCGACAATAGAACTTCGTTTGAATTAACTAACGGATCGCAAATTAAAGCATCGTCCACTTCGGGCGATGCAGGTCGTTCAGAAGCATTGTCCTTGTTGGTTGTAGACGAAGCAGCGCACGTAGAGGGTTTGGATGAGTTGTGGACTGGTTTATACCCCACTCTTTCAACTGGTGGTCGCTGTATAGCACTGTCTACACCTAATGGCGTCGGTAACTGGTTTCATAAGACATTCACCGATGCAGAGACCAACTCTAATGATTTTATGCCAATGACACTCCCATGGCAGGTCCATCCTGACAGGGATCAGGAATGGTTCGATAAGGAGACAAAGAACATGTCTCGCCGCCAGATTGCACAGGAATTGGAGTGTAATTTTAATATGTCGGGCGAAACTGTATTCCATCCAGATAAAATGAAGATGTTATCGAATTTTGTTCATGATCCAAAATACAGGACAGGGTTCGATAGAAATTATTGGATTTGGAAAGAAGCTGAATCAGGCGTACCGTATCTGTTAAGTGCTGACGTAGCAAGGGGTGATGGTAAGGACTATTCGGTTTTTCACGTATTCAATACGCTCACAATGGAGATTGTTGCGGAATATCAAGGAAGAGTGACTCCAGATCTGTTTTCTAAAATACTCTTTGATGCGGGACGGGAGTATGGAGACTGCATGATCGTGGTCGAAAACAATACGGTTGGATTTGCTGTTTTGGGCAAATTAAGAGATATGAATTACCCTAATGTATATCACTCAATTAAGTCAACTCACGAATATGTCGATCAAGTTACTGCCGAAGCAGCTACCAACGCAGTGCCTGGATTCACAACCAGTCAAAAAACGAGACCTTTGATTGTGGCAAAGTTGGAAGAATTTGTAAGAAATGGACTAATTACCATAAATTCGCCTCGTTTATATAATGAGATGAAAACTTTTATTTGGAATAACGGACGACCAGAAGCTATGCGATCTTATAATGATGACTTAATTATGGCATGCGCAATTGGTTGTTGGGTTAGGGATACGGCCTTGATTGAAAATAAGAGAAATATAGAATATAATAAGGCATTTCTTGCTACAATGGTGTCAGCAAAAACTAATATGAACACAACCATAAAGGGCATGCACGGGTATGATGGCGATAGTGTCTTCGAGAAAAAGAGAAAACACGACCAGACATACGAGCAATTCCCTTGGTTGTTTAAAGGATAAAAATAATGGCAGGCGGAAGAAAGATAAACCCTAAGAACGATCAGAATAGTTTGTTTAAAAAACTGACAAGATTGTTATCTGGGCCAATTGTAAACTACAGAACACAAACTGCAAGAAGATTACGCAGGCGACAGCTGGACAAATACGCCAACAAGTTCCTATCTACGAGTGGCAAACAGTTTAAGAGAATGGATTACAACCCATTTGCTGGATTGTATGGTAGTGCTCAGAATAATCAGAATAGATTGGAAAGGTGCGTAGATTTCGATCAGATGGAATACACACCTGAAATTGCATCTGCGTTAGATATATATGCAGATGAGATGACCACCCACAGTGCATTACAACCTTTGATGAAAATCGATTGCAACAACGAGGAAATTAAGGGAATCTTGTCAGCGTTATATTTCAGTATAATGAATCTTGAATACAATATCTTTGGGTGGTGCAGAACCATGGTGAAGTATGGTGACTTTTTCTTATACTTGGATATTGACGAAACGCTTGGAATCAAGAGCGTTATTGGTCTTCCTGGGCAAGAACTTGAAAGACTAGAGGGTGAAGATAAGACTAATCCAAACTATTGCCAGTTTCAGTGGAATTCCGCTGGATTGACGTTTGAAAATTGGCAAATAGGACATTTCCGTATCTTGGGTAATGACAAGTATGCGCCTTATGGAACTTCTGTGCTCGAACCTGCTCGACGTATTTGGAGACAACTGACCCTTCTCGAAGATGCTATGATGGCATATCGAATAGTCAGATCACCAGAGCGTAGAGTATTTTATATTGATGTGGGCAACATTCCACCTCAAGACATCGAGCAATACATGCAGCGAGTTATGACTTCGATGAAGCGAAACCAAATTGTGGATGCTAATACGGGACGAGTGGATCTTAGATACAATCCAATGTCTGTTGATGAGGATTATTTCATCCCCACCCGCGCTGGATCTAGTTCGAAGGTCGAAAGTCTACCAGGTGGTACATATACGGGAGACATTGATGACGTTAAATATTTGAGGGATAAGTTATTTTCTGCCTTGAAGGTGCCTGGATCATATATCTCCAACACGAATGCCGATGCTGCAGGTGGAGAAGACGCAACAACTCTTGCACAAAAAGACATTAGATTTGCTAGAACAGTGCAGAGACTGCAAAGGTCCATCGTCACAGAGTTGGAAAAGATCGGAATTGTTCACCTTTATACATTGGGGTACAGAGGCGAAGATCTTGTTAATTTTAAACTAAGTCTCAACAGTCCATCTAAGATTGCAGAACTGCAGGAATTGGAGCACTGGAAGACCAAGTTCGACGTTGCAAGTACTGCAACGGAAGGTTTCTTTAGTCGACAGTGGATTGCTTCTCGATTGTTCAACATGACTGAGGAAGAGTTTGTCAAAAATCAGAGGCAGATGTATTATGATAGGCAGTTCGACGCCCGCCTTGAGGCAGCTGCAGAACAGGCCCAGGCAGACGCCACTGGCGCAGCTGGTGGCGAGGAAGATATGCTCGGAGGTGACCTTGGCACAGGCGGCGAAGGCGGCGAAGGAATTGATACCACTGGCGGACTCGAAGGCGGCGACGATTTGGGCGCAGATCTTGGAGGCGATGAGGGTGGTGAAGATGCTGGTGCTCTATTGGCAGCACCTGGATCAAGAGAAGACACTCCTGATGCAAAGTGGAAACGTGCCAAGGGCAAGATACATGTTACAAAATCCGAAACAGGAGAGAGGGACCAGAGAGATACTGGCGGCCGCACACAGTCTTATAGGACCGTTCCTGGATATAAAAAGTTAAAATCTTTATCTAGAGGCGTCGTTGCTGAAGATAAGCAGAGACTTTCCGAGTCTAAACTTACTAGTTATATCAAAGAGGAGGAGAAGATCTTCTTGAGAAGTAAGGAAGTGTCGGACCTCATCGAAGAACTAAACAATAGGAAAACCAAAAAATGAGATTAAAACACAACAAGAAGAGAAATACTGCATTTTTATTTGAAGCACTTACCAGAGAGTATGTTAAATCGGTTGTAAAAAAGAATTCCGCTAGACAGTCTCTTGTTAAGAAGATCATAAAAGAGCATTTTTCTAAAGGTAGTATTTTGAATGAAGAACTTTCAATCTATAAAGAAGTTCTTGAATCGAAAAATTTGGATAGAGAAACGGCAGTTGGTTTGTTGGGTGAAGCGAAGCAGAGATACGGAACATTGGGAAAGCAGAATGTTTTTTCGAGTCAGAATAGACTTATAAAGGAAATAAATTATACATTATCTTCTGAAGTATTTGGAAATTTTGTACCAAACTATAAGAATCTTGCTACGATTTATAATATCTTTAATGATAAAACATCAATTAAGGAAAAGATGCTGTTAGAGGAGAAGATGATCGAATCCCTAACAACCACCAATACGGAGGAAGAGAAGCAGCACATCGACAATTTGACATATAAGACATTTGTGGAAAGTTTTAATAAGAAATATTCAGAACTCCCAGACAACCAAAAGGAATTGTTGACTAATTATATTGCTTCTTTTTCCGATAATTCGCTGGGACTTAAGATATACTTAAATGACCAGGTGTCGGAATTGAAGGAAAAATTAAAGAACTTTGAATCAAGTACGGTTCTCAAATCTGAGGATTTGAAGGGTAAATACGGAGAAATCATGCTGAAGCTAGAGTCATATAAGGACATGGAAGTGGACGACGTTATGATTACCGAGGTACTAAAAATTCAAGGGTTAGTACGGGAGTTAGAGAATGCTTAAAATCAACATAATTAGGGGTACCAAGGATCAAGAACCTACTGTAAAGCAGATCTCTTTTGCAGAGGCTCGCAAGGCAGTGAATGGTGATCTTATGATATTTGATCACGACCTAATTGATATTGTTGTTTCACGCGAGAAATTAAAAATCTCCACATTCCCAAAGGAAGTCATTTCAGAGGAGACTTATCATACTCAAGAAGCATTATTGAAATTGCTCGCTAAGAATGGGGTGCTTGATCGCTCAACGATCCGCTCTGGTGCTGTTTTTTCATCGTTGGAAGCAGAAATTTTGGAATCTCCAGACGAGGACATTTCCCCGTTTCAGTTAACTTTGTTAGAGGTGTTTAACTTCCTTCAAGAGGAGGAACCAAACATTAAGTCGAGAGAGATATACAAAGATACTCTACAGAACTTCTTTCTTGATCCAAAGGATGAAGACTCTACAGAACTCGGTGAGGTCCCTCACAGGGAAAAGAAAGGATCAGCTGACCATCAAGTCCGCCCGTATGGATATCAGTATATGTATTCGATTTTGAGGGAAATCTTGGAGAAGTAATGTTTACCTACACGATTGCCTGCATTGGTATGACCCAAATCCTTGTCTATGGAAAAATATTTAACAAAATTAGACCCACTACGGGGTGGTTTGGGGATCTCCTCAAGTGCCCTATGTGTACTGGGTTTTGGACAGGTGTGTTTTTGTGGGCGTTAAGTCCGTTTACAGAACTATTTATATTTGATCATTCTGTGGTCACTGCTTTTATTTTGGGATGTTATTCTTCAATCGTGTGTTATTATGGTAGCATGATCGTTGGGGATGATGGAATTCAAATAAAGCACAATTGTGAGGAGTAGTTATGAAACGTTGGATGATACAGAGAGTTAGACGTTGTTGCAGCGGTAAGTAACTGACGCGGGTGACCCCCGCAATGAGGAAGGTTATGAAACTATTAAGAGAGTATTTTGAATTATGTGAGGGTGGTGTCTGTCAGGACCTGCTCACCGAAGATGAGAAAAGAAGAGTTGCTGAAGGTAAGGTGACAATCCTTACAGGTGTCATGCAAATGTCTGAAACCAAGAACGCCAA